CAGCTGTATTCAAACAACGACCATCGGTGTGGAGACTTAATCTCACACACTGTGCATGCAAACTTGCAGTGTCATCTCATCCCGAGCGTCAGCCTACCTACCAAGGTAGCCTGGACCGCTCTATGACTCGCTTCACATGCTGTGGGGCTCACCGTCTTAAGGTGGTACAAAAACCAAGATGTGTACCACTTAAGACATGGAAGAGGAGGGTGTCGTCAATGTACGACATACTGGAGGTCCTCCAATCTTCCATTCTCGCTGCCAACCAGAAGCCATTGGTGCTCGACAGGAGCATTAAGAAGGACGCAGCCTTCACCAATGACATTCATCGTTTAGCAAATTATTTGCTTCTGGTTGGATTGACACGAGGAACCTGGGAGGTGCTGCGGCTCTGCAAAGACTTTTCGAACGAATGTAGATTATCAGTCTTTGAGAACCGCCAGTTGAAATTGAAGGGGACGCTGGATTATTTCCGGTGCATTGGCATACGTTTCCCAAAACAAGATCAACTGCTTCAACTCAGCTACATCGGGCGTGCGCTGCCCACAGCTGACATTGAAGAGTCACTTCCTACTCTCATTGCCCATAGTCGGAACCTACAACGGAAATTCGAAACGGATGGTAGGTTGCTAGAGAGGGCCGCTCAGTTTGGAAGGACATTGGTCTCCAAACATCACGGCCTTCTTAGCATGGATTTGGCTATGCCAAACCTGACTCATGGGTCATGCGTTGAGAGTACTAGGCAAGGTTTCGGCCTAGCAGGTTTCCTCTCCGAGTTCCCTAATCGACAAGACTATGCAAGGTGCGCTGCGGATCGCGCTTCGGCTCCCATGATGGGACCTTGCACAATTGCTGAAGAGATGTATGCATCAGCCTCCCTAGCTATGAGGGACGTACTGATTCAGCAATTGCCCGATGACTGCCCGAAAGCTGACGTCACGATCATTCAAGAACGTGGCGCCAAGTTTAGGGTCGTCACCAAGTCTCCGGGTAGTCTTGTCGCCCTAGCCCATTACATCAGACGTCCGATCCTTGAGATCCTTCGGCGCGAACAACACTGCGCGGACGTTCTGAGGGGTGACCGTAAACAAGCTGTACTCAACAGCCTGTTCAGCGTAGAACGGTCACGTCGCTGGTCCCCTGAGAGGGAAATCCTGTCAGCAGATCTGACTGCTGCCAGCGACCGTTTACCTTTGGATCTGGTAAACGCCATCTGGTTCGGAATCTTGCATGAAATAAATGCACCAGATTGGGCTAGGAAAGTGGTCAAATTGTGTGTCGGGCCTCAGGACGTCAGCTACCAGGAAATAGCTGCGTCTCTGAAGAAGAAAGGCGTCGACACCTCAGAGCTTAAGGACTTCCGGTCCTCTAGTGGTATCCTGATGGGACTACCACTGACTTGGATCACTCTGAGCATTTGCCACTTATTTTGGGTCTCGGAATCAGCACAATTTACGGGTAAAGAACAACCTTTCTCCATCTGTGGAGACGATCTCACTGGCCATTGGACTAGGCCCATGATCGCTCGGTACGAGAAGGTTGTTACGGACTGTGGGGGCTCCTTTTCGAAAGGTAAGCATTATAAGTCCCCCACACACGGTGTCTTTACGGAACTCATCTTCAGAGTGTCCGACACTGTGCGCCGTCGCAGGGTGGTTAAGAACGTCAACCGGATCGTTCCCTGCGCTTTCCCCGTCCTTCAGAGGGGTGTATATGACGACGTAGCTCGGTCTAAGGACTTGGTCCTTCTCCGCCCGCAAGGGCTTCACTGTTCGACCTACACTACCCGTCATTACTACAACTGGAAAGGCTTTTCGCGTGCCTTCCCTCTGAAGGGTCTCACTCTCCTTACCAATACGGGTTCGTCCGATGTGCCTTGGTGGCACCGTATTGGGCCGGCTGCTTCTGCAATAATAGCTGACGATGAGCGTCGTCGTGTGCCGGTTACCCACATTCTACAGTCAGGGGGTCTCAATCCCTATGTGTGGGCTAAGGAGCGCGGTTTCACATTCCCTACCATCCCCAGAGAGCTGGGTGGATTCGGTTTGCCGGGTAGGAATGGCCGCGAGACAAAATGTGCTGTTGTGTCAAAGCGTTATCGACGTGCACTCTTTGGTCTTGTCTTCAGGAGTAACCTTCGTTACGATCCTAAGGAAGACATTACTAGTCCCTGGGCCCTACAGGGGGCCTCGCCTGCAAGGGAGCTAGCAGCCAAAGGAGTGCAATCTACATGGATCAATGTGCTTAAGGGCAAGTCTTATGTGAAGCACATGCGACAAGGAGGGAAAGTTCCCCCTTCTTGTGTCGCTCTTGGAATGAGTTTGAAAGAGTTCTATGAATCGTGTGTCCAAGATGAAGCCATGCAGATTGAGTACCTTACAGGGTTAGGAAAGCCTAAGCAGTATAAGCTTAAACCCTGGAACATCCTCAAAGCCACAAACAAGGTGATTGCGAGCAATCTCAGCAAATCACGCATGATGTTGAAAGCTACGAGGAAGTTCACCCAACTGACAGAAATCTATCGAAAGAGGCAGCATGCAAGACAAGTCTTTGCAGTGCCGTATCTGTCAACTGTTCGTTGGGAAGGACTCTCTAACCTAGTCGATTTCGCTACAGCGAGAGGTGAGAATTTAGGTGAAGAGGAAGTAAAGTACGACCACGTGGTCACTTACGAGCTTCCTTTCACTCTACGGCCCTCCAAGGACTTTCTCCTGTCCTTTGGTAGGGCGGCGGGCTTGGTACTTTCGAAAAATGAAGTGAAACCAAGACCGCCAGGGACGGCGCAGCAAGATCGAGGATCTTGTGCAGCATTCTAAGAAATGCC